TGAACCAGGGATGCTTTGACGTGCAGGTGTCTTATCGGCAACTGAACGGATTAGTGGTTGTGCACGGAGTGCGAACTCGATTAGACGGTCATACGCCTTTTGTACGAGACCAGCACCACCTACTGTACCGCCTAGAGAAGCGGAACCTGTGGTTGTATATGCATTAGCCATTTTTGCACCTCCTTATGAGGGGTTAGATTTCGGTTGGGTTAAAATTCGCCCGACTGAATCATTGCGATAATCTCTTCTGCACTAGCAGCATTATTGATACGTAACAGTGAATCAGCGGCACGGTCAGGCGTTATCGCCTGCTGTGTTACAATGTCCTGCTGCCGTAAAGCAGCACGGTCAAGGGTGTTTGCAGGCTGTTCCTCATACTGAACTTCTAATCCAAAGACTTCTGCGTTATCAGTAAGGTAGTTTAAAACTGCCTCTTCTGTAATATCGCCTTCAATTTCTCTTGAGATTATACGTGCAGCCTTAAGGCTTACGCCATTTGTTTCTAGGACTTGCTTGATGACTGATTCTTTCTGAGCCTTTGAGAAACCCTCAAGTTGGTCAGTTAGTTCTTTGATACGCTTTTCATCTGAACGCTTAGCCTTACGTAGTTTCTTTAATAAGTCACTACCATCCATGCTTGCCTCATTGATGTCTGTATCTTCTTCATCTTCGTCCCAGTAGTTGTTGCTCATAGCAACCGTCCTCCCATATTTCATTAGTTGAATCGCAGACCACAGATTCAGCATCGGGGAATGCTGGCTGGCTTCTACTCTCGGTCTTATACGCCCCCCAGGGCCGATAGGTCTGGGTGGGGATTCTTATTTAGAAGTTGCCTTGGGTACTTTGACCAAGGCTTGCATTGCTTACACCAGAAGAACCGCTAAATGCGGCACGTTCCATAGATGCTAGACGCTTACGCTTAGATGCAGCATCTTGATTACCCTTAAATACTTCAGCCTCTGCTTGAGCCTGTCCGTATTTAATATCTGCTTCATTGTAGATACTGCTAAGTTTTTGTGCTCCAGGTAACATTTCTGCTATGTTGGAGTAACCCTGTAGTGCAGCCTGGCGGTCAACGCCATAGGCTGCTAATCCTGCAGCAGTTGCTTCATTAGTATTAAGTCCTTGTCCAACTGCAGCAGCACCAATCTCGCCTGCTGTTACCTTTTGTTGCAATCTTGGAAGACTATCTGCTGGGTTAAGGAAGTAACTAACCAAGTCAGCATCTTCAAGACTTGGATAAAAAGTCTTTAATGTTTTTAATATAGTAGGGTCAGCATTTTGTACACGCATAATTGTTAAATCAATACGATTTTTAAACTCAGTAGGTGCAATGTCTGCACCAATGTATGAAGCAAACAACGTTTCATTTTTAACACGGTCATTACTTAACATGCTAGTAAGACCATATGCTTTAAGAGTTTCAGAGTATGAGTTTTCTAATGCTATGTACTCGGCCTCAGATACAACATTAAGTCCCGCTTTTGCACGCTGTACATTTCCATTAAAACGTTTATTGTATTCATCTGATTGCTTAAGTAATAATACAGTTTCATTAGGACCTTTATTGTCCTTCATGTAACCTTCAATTTTAGTACCTAATGAACCTAAACCATATGAATTAAATACATCTTTCATCTGAGCAAATGCATCTTCACGTGCAAGTTCAGCATCAGTCTTTGCGCCTGGTACTGTAGTAGTACCACCTGGTACAATTACAGGAGGAACTATTTTTGGGTCATCAGTTGTATAGTCAGGGTTATTGGTTGTGTTTTCAGGTGGTACTATAACCGTAGTACTTGTATTAGAAGTAGTGGTAGTAGTACTTGTATTAGAAGTAGTGGTAGTAGTACTTGTACTAGATGTAGTTGTAGTAGCAGTAAAAGGAACACCATTTTTTTCAGCATCATCTTTTGCTTGTTGTAACCATGCTGGGTCATTACCAGTCTTTGCTTTAATTTTTGCAGCACGGGCAGCATTAATTGCTGCACCCATTTCCGCACCCGATTTGCCTGCAATTGCTTGCTGGTATTCATCATCAGTAAGGCTTACACCTTCTACGCTATGGATACCATATGCATCTCCATAATAGCCAGACATATTAACACCACCACGCATAGCGTAATAGGCTTCTGGAGTAATGCCCATAATTGCAGCATTTTTAATAACATTATTTTTTATGTTATCTGCTAAACTATCAAACGGAATCTGATTAAAGTCTGGGTCTAAATCTCTTACAGTACCAAATTGGTCAACATACTGTGTAACTTTTTTGTTTCCACTTGCATCTGCTTTTGCTTTATATGCAGCAATATCTGCTGCTAAATCTGCTTTTGCTGCATCTGTTTCTGCCTTGTCTGCTGCGGCTTTATCGGCTGCTTCTTTTTCTAACCTAAGTTTATCTGCTGCTAAATCAGCAGCATTAGCATCTATTTCTGCTTTATCTGCTGCTGCTTTATCTGCCAATGCCTTTGCAGCCGCTGGGTCTGCTACGGCTAGTGCTCGCATACCTGCAGCCATACGTGCATCAGAGTCTGCTTTTAATGCTGCAGAATCTGCCGCTGCTTTCTCAGTTAGACGAGCATCTTCCAATGCTTTTTCTGCTGCAACCTTTGCTGCAATAGCCGCATCTGCTGCTGCTTTAGCATCTGCATCTGCTTTTGCTTGTTGTGCAGCAGTAGCAGCATCTGCATCTGCTTTTGCTTGGGCTGCTTTACCAGCGGCAATGCGAGCATCTGAGTCTGCTTTAAGTTTATCTGCTTCTGCTTGGTCTGCTGCTTTTTTATCTGCAGCGGCTTTGTCTGCTGCAGCCTTTGCATCGGCTGCTGCTTTTTCAGCAGCAGCCTTGGCTACTGCTGCAGCACGTTCACCCGCTGCTATGCGGGGGTCAACCTCTGCTTCAGGTATAGGTGCTGGTGCGGGAGCAGGTGTTGGCCTAGCATCTTTTTCATCTTTAGATGATTGAGTTGGGACAGGTGTGGCTACAACTGGTTTAGGCTTAGCAACAACTTGACCACCATCAATTGAGTTTTTAGTATTAGGAATTACTGCCATTATGCCACGAATCCAAACGACTTGAGGATGGTATTGGTATAGTCGGCAGCAGTTTCATGCGCCTGTTTTGTCTTGCCGTAACGTGGGTCTTCATAAACCCTACGTTGAAAATCACCCACTGACATGAGGCTATCTCCACTAATAGCAGCCCATATATCTTTGTCGTCTCTTGGGTCTAAAACATCTAACTGTGGTAATTCAAGTATATTGCTTTTATAATTAGCATATACATCTACAATATCTTTAACAGTCCCACCTGCTTTAATGTGGCTGCCAAGTGTCTTACCATACAAAGTAATTGCATTCTGTTTAATTCTAGCCTGTGCCGCTGTCATACCATCTGCAGTAAGGGTACTACCTACAACCTTCATAAGGGCATTTGCATCAGTCTTAATACCCATTGATGCTGAATAAATTATCAATGCAGATATGTTTTGTGCAGCCTTTTTACCTGACTTCATTAAATCATCAGCATTCATATCTAAAATAACTGGTTGAATTATTTTTGCAGCAATGTTGTCTAAGTCATCTTGTGTTACTTTGTTAGATTCGCTAGAAGAACTAATTACATTACCATTAGCATCTTTAGTTGTACTATATTTATTTTTGGCTGCTGTTTCTAATTTATTTAATTCTGTATAGTACATATCTTTTTGAGTATCAGTTGCCTGTATACCAAGCCAGTCGTTGAAGTACTGGTTGATTGTACGGTTAGCAGCACCACGAGAAGTTAAAGCCGTTGACTCTTGCGCGAGAGTGCCAGACTGGTCAACAGATGCACTACTACCACTACTGCCTTTTTTACTAGCAGTAATAAAAGAACTAAATGGAGAGAAGGTCTTCTTATTGTTATACATGTAATCATTTGCGCTTTGAAGCGTATACTCTTGAATTAAACTATTAAGTCCACTGATGTAATCGGTACCTTTTTTAATAATGCCATTATCAACCAGCATTTTTTGTGCAGCACCAATACCACCAAGCATTTTAATATATGCATCGCGTGCTTTTTTTAAATCTGTTTCTGGTGTTACTGTCATATTGTTGCCAGTACCAGTTACAATAAAATAAACTTTGTTTTTTCCATCTGAAAGATAGGTGTCATTTCCAAATGTTTCAATATGATACTTAGCCTTTGGACCTATTAAAGCAGCATCTATTGCTGCATTTGGGTCTACTTTTGCTGCATTTGGGTCTACTTTTTTTGGTTGATATTTTGTGCCACTACTAGGGTGGCCTGTATATACTACCATTGTGGACTCCTTGGGACCATGATATATGAATCACGAGATAAGTTATTAAGAATCTGTGCAAAAATTGCACGGTTTGCTTCTGTAACATAAAGGTCACCAGTTGTTAAGTCTTTAAGACTTGCCTCAACTTGTGCTTTTTGTTCACGTTTTAAGTCTGCTCCATTTACGGCATCCTTAATACGTGGGTCTTGGCTAAAGGCTATAAAATCTTTAACCAATTTAATAGCAAGTGTCATACGAATGCGTGTGGCTGGGTCTATCTTTGTTGTTGGGTCAGCAACAATCTGTTCTACCTTGCTCATCATTATCTGCTCTTGACCAATACTATTGCCTTGTCCAATAAGGGCAGAGTTTAATAATGGGTTAGATGCTTTAAGGCTTGCACGAGCAGCAGTTGCATCGTTAATAATTTTAGCACGAGCAGCAGGGTCTCCTACTTCATCAAGCAACCTGTGCTCTTCTGTCCCAATATCATAGTAAGCCTGCTTGTCTTGCGAAACTAAAATATCATTATAATACTTTTCAAGAGTCTTATTTTCCATAAGACCAGCAGCCTGTATCCAGTTATAAGAAGCAGGTGTAAACTTACCCACTTGTGGGGCAAAGATATAGGCTGCTTCACCATAAACTTTAATAAGATTGCTATTATCAATAGCCCAGTTTTTTAAATCATCTGTATTTTTAACAACAACTTTAGTTTGTTTATCTGCACGAGATACAGTATAGATAAGTTTGCCAGGGTTTTTACCAACAAATGTTGCCAATGCTAGGCCATATACATCTTGTACATCACCCTTATTGGCAAGGGTAATGCCCTTAAGAATATCAAAAAACTCTGGACGTAATCCAGTTATACCAGCATCTTTAAGATAGTCAGGCAAGTTTACACTTTCTTGCAAACTTGGAGAAACTGGTGATATAAGACCCAAAATAGAACGCAGTGCTACTATGTTATGTGCACTAATACGTATGTTGTTAATATACTCAGCCTGCTTTTCGGCAGAATCATTTGGATTAAGATACATACCATTTGCTGCCATGTATGCCATAGCCTGTTGTCCAGCAGTTACCTCTTGACGAGTCTTTTCATTAACTGGCAATATAGACCATAGTTTAGTAAGGCTTGATGGTACAACAGCCCGAACAATATCAACATTATCGCCCACGTTACCTAGTGCAATGGTATCAACTTGTTCACCAAATTTTTTGGCTAAAGGATTATTGAAATAACCTAATATACTTTTCATTCCAATAACGCTTAATGCTGCCATTGGCCCAGATAATGTAGGCATTCCAGCGTCTTGCTGGAATGATGGGTTCATTAGTTTTAACTTTAATGTAAAGTCACTAAATGCAGGCTGGCTATAACCATTACCCATAAGAGTGCGTAATGTTGTGTCTGTAGCCTTATAGATAATTTTATCCATAGGCATAATAACATATGGATTGCCTTCAGCGTCTTCATGCACTGCGCCTACAGCATCAATACCTTGATGCATTAACCGCAAACGGTATAATACACGTGGTGAAACCTTAGCCATACGCCAGATACGGCGTTGAAAGTCTTCTGTTGCACGATAATAACGACCCATAGTACGCATGCTAAATGCAGCATTAGAACGAACTGCTGGATTATCAGCAAACATAAGCACTCTTTCAACTGCATCACGAGATGCAATTTCAGTAAAACGCTTTTGCGCTAATGCTTCCATTTGACCCATAGTGATATATAGGTATGCTTGTGGGTCTGCTGCTAAATGTGCATCATACATTTGCTTTGCCCATGTAGTTTCAAGTCCAGCATATTGCTTGCGCAATTGTATGTAAGTTACCATTACTGCTGGTTGACGGAATAGCGCATTTATTTGCCTATCCATGCCCTCCATTAGTTTGTTGCCAAACTTAGCGTAGGCTCCTTCTATATCTGTAAATGTTGGAAACTCAATAGCAGTGTTGATTTCACCTTTAGGCTGGTGGTCTGCAGTTAATTTACCAAATGCTTTATAATCAATAGCAGCACATGCTTTAGCCCACTTGCGTGGGATATCTTTGCCTATCTTGGTTTCAATATCTTGCAGTTTATTATATTCAGACTTGACTGCTTTAAACAATTTTTCATTATATCCCAAAGCACTGCCATGAAAAGTTGTTTGCATGTCAACAAGGATACGAGCAATCTGGTCACGCACAATACCAACATCATCTATACCGCGATTCTTTAAATCAACAGTACGAGAAGACATTCCTTTAAACATTTCTACTGCTTTTTTGTCAAACACATACCATGCTCTTGTGTTTACATTATAGGCTAAACCAGCCTGATGAGATAATTCATCTAATGCATTTAAGAAATATTCTTTACCAGTTGCTGAGTGGACTTCTCCAGTTTTAAGACCTTTGTTAGCAAGAAATACAGCACCAGGGTCAAATACTTTATCACCAAGTTCTTTTGTGTTGGCAACAAAACTTAAAAACCAATTTTCATGGTGAGCCAAAGTAAGCCATGCATTATTAGCAAGGCTTAAATCTTTTGTTGAAATTGAATACTTTTTAGTACCACGTTTAAGACCTAATTCATTAAGATGCGCTGACAATGTACTCATATTTACAATGCCATCAAGTATTTCTTTTGAATATTTTCCTGATAAACCGCTTTGGGCTACAATTGAATTGGCAATTGAGTTAAGCATTTCAGGTTGGTGTACTAGGGCTTGCAAAAGCAAGCCTTGGTCTTCTTCAGACACAAATCTGCCGTAAGTTTTAATTACATGTTCACCAATTGCTACACGTTTTTGGATATTGGTTAACAATCGAATATCAATATTTCTATCGTCAGCATATTTTCTAAGTATTTCAGCACGTTTTTCAATGCCTAAAGCATCTTGTGGTGCTTTACCAACAATTTTTAATAAACCGCTTTTAATTGGACCTACTGCAGATGCAGAACCAGTAAATACTGTAGACATTTTGCCTAATCTTTTACCAGTCATTGCAGCAAAATGAAATAAATCTTTACCAGGTGCTGTCAAAGCATAGGCTATACCTTCATCAATTGCAGAACGTATACCTAAACGGGGAAATAGTGTAAGTAAAGACCATACATCTGTAATTTTTCGCGCTGTTTCGCTGGCTGGTATACCACCAATAGCATAAAATAAGTTTTTCTTTGACCTAATCTGATTTGCCATTGCTGCAATCTCAGCATAAGGCAAGGCTCCCATAGCCTTTGCCTCTTGAAATGGTTGCATAGTATCTTTGCTTTCAACCATTGGAACACCTTGTTCGTTACGCAGTGTAACAGAATCAATATGTTTAGCATGTTCTGGGTTTACTTCTAGATTTGCTAAAATACCTGTTCCAGATTCGCCACCATATTTATCAGCAAGAACTTTATTAATAAGTTTTAAACCATCTGGCTCTCCATTTAAGCCAGCCTTAAACATAATAGCAGCATCCATATTACGCATAACGACAACTTGTTCATCTTCACTTGCTTCAACAAACTTAAATGCCATAAACTCGGCAAGGTCACGAGCCATAAGGATTCGTGCTTTAATAACAAAGTTTTCTTGAGTTTTAATAGCATCTGCTCCAAGTCGTATTTCACGACCAAGTGGACTACGTGATGCAAATAAACCAGCCTTTTTAAAACCTTTAAGTTCATCTGCTGCATCTTTAAGTATTTTTGTTGCTTCTGGAGTTTTCATTATATCTACTGAATCACCAGTCTTCTTAAAGAAATCCCAAATAGGCTCACCTTTGGTATCAAGTTCTGGTATGTCGCGACCCTTAGTTTTTAATTTGCCAAATTGTTTTGAAGTTGTAGAATTAAAAATACTATCAAGATATGTAGAAAGACCATCAGCCATATTTCTATGGTTCTTGGCAACTACTACTCCAGTACGGTAGGCATCAATACCAGCAACACGTCCATTTAAAAAATGACCTACATTTTCTACTTCTGAAAAACGCTTTGTTGCTTCTTCAGCATTAAAGATTTTATTTCTTACTAAAAAATCAACGGCTTCATGGTCGTTATAACCTGGATGATTTTGAACTAACTCTCGGTATGCTGCTTGCTTTTCTCCAACAGTTTTTGCATCAGCAATTTTTTTAACAGCAGGACCAAGTTGATGTTCCCATAGATTAAACAACTCTGGCTTTTTCATTACTTCAGCAATTTTAGGAGCAAGATTTCCGTTTTTGGCTGCTTCCATTACTGAAGCAGCAATACGCTCACCAATAGTTGCACCTTTTGTAGTTCCACCAGTAAGATAAGTTAGTGGGTCTACTACAATTTGATATATAAAATCTATTGGACCTGAAATGTTTTTTGTTTTACTACTTACATAATCCTGATATAGCCCACCTTTTACTCGTGGGCTATCATCAAGCATGCGCGCCAAATCGCGACCAGGACTTATTTGTGCATATTTAGTACCATCAAGTATTTGTTTAAAATTATCTGGGTCATTATATGCTTTAGTTATAGAAGCAATAATTGTATTATCAACTTTGCCATAATCTTGTACAATTTCACCAGGAGTTTTACCACGCAATAAACCTTGTGCAACAAAAACATCTGTTTCGCCAAAATAGTTTTTAATTTTTGCTAATGCATTGTCATCATAAATGGCTTTGCCATCCCAGTTTTTATCCCATGTTGCTTTGTTTAATGATTCGCCTTGCCCTACTTGGCGAGCCATTAAATAAGGTTCATTTATTAAACGGCCCCAAGTATTAGAAACTTCATACATTTTAATAAGGGGACTAGCAAAACCCTTTGCTACTCCTTTAACAACACCAAATGCACGGTCAGCAATACTAGGGTCTGGTTGAAGATACTCAGCCTTTTTAAATAAAAACTTTAATCCTTCTTGTGCATTTTTATCAAGTTTAACAAACTTGCGTTTGGCTTGGTCAACTGGTAATGAGGTTAAATAACGGTGCTCTTTAAGAGCATAACTCATTTGTTCAATTTGTGTTTTTTCTTGAGGTGTTAAATTAGCCTGCAATGCACCAGCATAAAGGTTGGGTGAAGTTTCAGCAACAACTGGGTCAATCCACTTCACTAAAAACCACCATCAAGCAATGCTCTATAAATTAATTCTGAATCTCCAGATGTATCAAACTGCATAATATGTCTAATTGTATCAACAACATTTGGTGCCGTATTAGGCATACCACGCATTGCTTCAGTGCCAGGACCAGGACCCATGTTTATACCAGAAGTAATAGGTTCATTTGGTCGTTGTGTAGGTGCCGTTAAAGGCGTAACTGGTGGCATAGAAACGCCAGCAAGCGGTGCTCCGCTTTGTTGTTCAGCAATTGCTTTGTTTTCTCCCCAAGGAAAACCTGTGTATTGCTGCTGAGGTTGCGTCATACCTTCTGTAGCACCACCGTCTGTGCGCTGTGATAGCGCACCAGGACCTGATACAGGTGCTGAGTTAGAAGGCTGGCGATAACCACCGCGATTTTCTGGTGCAGTTGTCATTCTTCATCCTCCGAATCTTCAATGTGTTTTCTAATGTCTTCAGGCGTTGCTGCTTGTATCCACTCAGGATATGATTCTTTTGATGCTAATAGCCATAACGCATTATCATTTGTAAATCCCGCTTTGCGTAATGACTTATAAAACTCATGTAACTCTATAGCATACTGGTCTAGTTTTGAGTAGTTGTCATCAACTACCTTCTTCTTCCTTGTTGCCATGATTTACTCCCTAAACTGGTCGTTCTCTAGTTGTGCGTACTGCGGTACGCCCTGCACCTTCACCTGTCATAGTGCTAAGCAATGTTTGTAAGTCTGGTCTTCCACCCTGCATAGGAGAGCCTCCTGCTGGAACAGCACCAGGAGCCGCTGGGACAGGCTGCTCAGACTGTTGTTCTGCGCCAGCAGGAGGATTCTTAGGTGCAAACACTTCTTCAATTAGGTCTTCAATTGCCTTACCAGATTTGCGTCCCTTAATTACATCTGCAATCTTACGAACTATATCTGATGGGTCTTGTCCCTGTGTTACCATTTGAGGAATTGCTTGCGTTAGACCTGCTAATGAACTAACCAATGCGTCACGCATCTTTTCAATTTCAATTTTCTCTTGTTCAAGAGTCACGTTGACACCAAATGGTAGTTCACGCATAGCCATGTCCTTGGAGATAAGTCCCCCTCCAAGTGCCTGCAGCATAAAGATAAGACCTTGTGCTGGGTTTAACCCAGCCAACATGCCGTATCGTACATCTGCAGAATAATCACCCTTGATGTCTTTGCTTGGTGTGTATGTAACAACATACGGTGAACCAGCATCTACACCACGAATAGTCTTTTCTTTATTAAAAATTAACTCATCTATCTGAAAACATACTGAAATAACATCACGTAATGCTGCAGAAAAAATTGCTTGTGCAGATTTAACTTGCGTATCAAATGCTCCTAATAGTGCTTGTACACCCTGTCCAGTGACAACACTTGCATCAATATTTCCAGTACGAGATTCAGGGTATCGTGCACCAACACGCAGTTCTTGATTAAGCAACTGTTGTTCAGTAAATGCACCCTGTGGTAGTGTAAGTTCTACACGACGAACACCTGCTGGGTTTGCTGTACGGATAACAGCATCTCCACCAAGTTGTAGTTCTTGTACATCTTGTGGCAAAACAATTGGTGCCTGTACTGACTTCTCTGCTGCTTCCATCGCAAGTAATGCGAATCTATTTCGGAGCAACTGAATACCAAGTACATCATCAAACTGTCCGCGTAGTTCTCCATCAACGCCAGGTCGTTTTGCAATGATAACATTCATTTTACCTAGTGGGTTTGAAGCATGAGATAGTAGCAAGTTGTTACGTGATGGAAGATAAAGAACTGTTTGGTCTTTATCATAGTAACGTATCATTTCAACCATGCCATTAAGTTCTTGCTTGTAGCCCATCTTACCAAGCAGTTCGTATTCATGTTCTGGGAACATGGCTACTAACTCACCTAGTGTCATTGAGTAACGCTTAGCAAATGCAACACAACGTCCATAGCGGTCAAACTCTGGGTAAGCCCCCACTGGGTTTTCTAGTCGGATGCGTGGCAGATTTGCTTCTTCATCCAATTCAATAATGAACGGGAGGAATCCATAGGTGAGATACATGTCTGCACCGTTGTACATCTGCACCTGTAAATCTGAATGCAGAAAATAATTGTTAGCAATGCGTGTGCGCTTGTCAGCAAACTGACGCGCACGGTCATTAGTCTGATTAGATGCAGAGCAGTTTACCGCTGGAAGCGGTGCCATTACTTCTGCTAAATCACGTGCAACAATGTCAATAAAGTTTGCTACTACGTTTTGGTCAATGCCATCTGGAAAGAAGTTAGGGTATACCTGACTAATCTTTCCTTGGCGCACCATCTGTACGTCACCGTTGCGCTGGTCACGACCATGCGCACGGTAGCGCAGAGTTTGAACTCTCGCGCCAATCTGGTCCATTGATAACATTAGAGTCCTTTACTTAAATCCAATTCGTATTAGATTTGGCTTTTTTGAGTTTTCAACTGTTTCTTTAACTTCTTTTTTAATCTTTAACTTTTGTGCTGGAGTAAGTTTTGCTTTAGTTTTTGTTGCTTTTTCTTTTTTTGCAACTTCGGCTGCTCTTCTAGAACGTACTTGTTTTTTTAATGTTGCAAGTCTTTCTTCTGGAGTAACACGTGCTTTACGAACAGTAGATTCAGCGGCTGGATATTTGGCTTCAGTTGTCCAATTTTTATTAACTTCAGTATCTACTTTTCTTTGAAGCAATTCTTCTTCTGTAGGTTCATTAACCTTTTTAATATTTGTACCCCTGCTTCCAGGGTGTTGACTTGTTCTAGATTCTATTGTTGCACCATCACGTGATGGTTTTTGTACATAACCCTCTGGGTGTTCTACGCCACGTACTGTTTGAACATCACGTGTGCCTTCTAAATCTTGCTCTACTGCTTTACCACGTTCAGTAAATTTTTTTTGATTAGGTTCTAATTTTTTAATAACAATAGGTTTTTCAGGTGGTTTAAGTGGCAAAGTAGTTTTTTGAGGCTTTGCTCTTAAACGTGATTTGCGTTCTTCTGCTAAAACCTCTGGGTCTTTTTTTGTTATTTCAACTTCACGCTTTTCAAACTCAGCACGCTTGGCTCTTAATCTTTGACCCTTTGCTAAAGGACGCGCATCACCAATCATACCACCAAGAGATGTTTTTGTTGTTGGTGGTTCAACTTTAGAACGTTGAAATTTTTCAAGCAATTGTTTAGTTTCAGCATTTAGCCTTGGTTCTTTAGATAAAGGCTCTGCTTTAGGCTTAGGTCTAGGTTTGTTAGATTGTATTTTTTTTACAGCGCGCTCAACATTTGTTGCTCTTGCTTTAAGATTTCTTTGTAGTTCTTTTAACTCTTTAGGTGATACTTTTTCACCAGCAGCCTTACTTGCATCTAACATTTTTTTAGTTCTAGCAGTTAAAGGACCTGGCTTTGGTGCAGGACCTTGAATCCTTGGTTGCTTTGCCATAGCAACTTTCTTTTTAGCATCTGCTTTAATTGCAGCCTTTTGATTCTTTTTAACAATGTTTTGAGTTTTAATAGACTTATCTAATTTTTTGGCTGACTCTATTTTTTTTTCTTGTTCAACTTTTCTTGCTGCTGCTGTTTTGCCTTTAAAGGAAACTTTAGACCTAGCACGGCCAAAAGTGTTACCAACTGCAGCCTCTGCTTTAGCCAGTTTTCTTGCTTTAGTCCCAAGACGAGCAACCTTTAATATTTTTCCACCAGGAGTAAACATTGCAGCAGCAACTGCTGTTGACTTTAAAGCACCACCAATGTCACCCTTATGTGCTTTGTTAATTATATCTTTAACATCATTTACGCCCAACACTTCACCAGCAATTGAACTTAATTTTTTTATATCATCTTTATTTATTTTTACGGGTTTGCCACCAACACTGCCTTTACCTTTTTTAAAATTTTTTGTTACTGGTGTTGGTGATGGCATTTGTGTTTCCCCTTAGATTATTTGTTTGCGTCTTTAAAATCAATACCGCCGCCACCAATGCCGCCGCTACCACCCATGCGTCCTACGTTTCCAATAGCACGACCTTTAAGGGTTGATGTACGAATTTTAATTGGTTCTTTTGGAAATTGTTGACTTGCAATTTTAGCAATTGTTTCTGCTTTGCGAAGATTTTTTCCTGTTTGTCCACGAGGTTTAGCATTTGGACCACCACGTAAACCTACTTCTGGTAATGCAGCATCATGCACTCTTTCTGCTCTATTCCATTGAATTGTGCGAGCATCATTAATTTTATCTGCTTTAGTAGGTTTTGCTCCACGATTTTCAAGACCAGGATTAGATGCATTTTTAGGTGCAGGTACCGATTTTCCAGGTACAACTTTAACATGTTCGCCTGAGTCAGTAAGTGGTTTAGTTGGTTTGTTAGCCATAATAGTTATCCTTAGTAAGTCTTGTATAGGTTGTTGATGTACTGTCCAGCCTTACCAAGAAGTCCACCCATAGTACGGCTGGCAGGCATTACTGCTGGTCTCATTGTTCCACGTTCTGCACTACGTCCTGGGTTACGCCCAGGCATTCCAATGCCAACATTCTTTTTTGGTGACATTTTTCTACTTACTATGTCGCCACCGCCAGGACCATTCAAGTTTTTCTTAGGCATGTTATCTGTTGCTTTTTCTTGTGAAATCTCATACATTGACATTTTAGTTATCCTTATCCGTAGTTATCTTGCCATTGCTCAGCAAACATTTCATCAAGGTTTACTGCTGCTCTGCGCTCCATCTGGGCACGTGTTGCCCAGCGGTTACTTGTGTACTGTGATGTTCGGCTTGCCTGTTGCATAAGTTCGCGTATGCGAATGACAGCAAACCACAGAGCCATGACGGTATCTGTCTTACCCTTAGTCTCAGGCTTCCACGTTAGCAGTTGCTGAGTTAAGGCTTTGATACCTTCAGAACCTTCGGAAGAAGGTAATTCTAATATGTTGTTCTTTTGGAACTTCTCTTCACGGACAGTGCCAAAGAGGTTAGACATTGACGCAACACCAAACGAAGTGTCCCATTTGTTTTTCCCTGTGAAGTGTGCGTCAAGGCGTACACCGTATGCAGCAAGCCAGTTTCGTAACTCGTCATCGAGTGAATAGGCTTTTTGGTGGGCGTTGATTTCAACTCGGAACTCTTGTGGTTTATATCTAATAACAAGTTCTTCAATTGTTGCCCGAATCTTTTGTGGTGTTGGCTCTTCCATGTTGATACAGTCAAGTACGTAAATCCTGCCATCTGCTCTGTTGTATGTAGCCACAACAAAGGCAGCGTTACCCGCCATAGCGGGGTCAAACCCAACCACAGTGTGTCCCTCAACTTGAGGTGGGTGTCCAGGTGCCCCAGGTCTTAGCGGTCCTCTTTTGCGCATACCGTTCGTTGAACCTTGCACGAGCATAGGTGGGAAGATGGAGTCTTCTTGAATATCCTCTTGCTGGTACACGAGTGCCCACGTTGAGGGGGTAACTTCGCTTCTTCTCTTAAATAAGGCTTGACCGTCCCACTTGGGGTAGAAGCCGTTTTCTTTAGGAGTATCAGAGTCCCCATCCCACGGGACGTCCGACTCAGGCCATAGCGTAACCCAATCTTCTGGTTTCTCCGCATAGTCAAGTACAGCAGGCATCCCCATGTAAGTGAACGGAGTACGACCACCAGACCAATGCTTAGGATTACGAAGTTCTTTATAAAGGTCATTTGCGGCAATCCGTGTCCCCACGACTAGTAACTTACCGTTCTTACCCAGACGGGTAATAACTTCCTTCTGCAGCCAATCTAACTGCTTGTCCCACTCGTGGGCATTGGCAGTGGTAATGCAGTCGTCAAGAATAATCAGGTCAGCACGGGCACCGTAAATCTGACCACCCATACCCAGAGCCTGCAGGGTAGGGTCCTTCTCACTTGAATTACGCGCATCGCCCCCAAGGTAGACTGTATCGGTACGCCAAGTATCAGCGTCTTGTTTCCAACCGCCCTCTGGACCGTATGCGGTCTGTAGTTTGAGCCAGCGTGGATGTGACAATCGTTGCTTGATAGCATAGACGAACTCGCGTGCCTTGTTCAAAGTCTTTGATACCACGATGATGCGGATGTTAGGATTGAGGGCAATGCGGTAAGTTGGATAGTTGACGGTAATGACCGTGGACTTAGCGTGCTCAGGGGGTACGTTCACCAATAGGCGGTTGTTCTCACCTGGCTCATAAATCATATTAGGGTGAAGGTAGGAAGGCTCTGTGCCTTCTAGTAAATCAACCCAGTCTTGATGATGAGGAAATACCGTCTGGTCAAAGAACATCTTGCTGAACTCAGCAAATGGGATAGATTCCTTTTCAAGACCAAGTGCTGTAAAGGATTGTTTAGTCCCATCCTCTTTAGCCTCTTCAAGGGCACGGGCGAACTCGGGGTCTCGCGCCATCCACTGTCTTATTGTGTCTGGCTTCTTGCCTGCAGCAACCATAGCCGCCTGAACAGATACCCCTGCCTTGACTCTACTGAGTACATCTGCCTTAGCCTGAGCCAACCCCTTTACAAGGTGGTGGTCCCCGCCCTTCTTAAATCCAGATGCCATGTACGTCCCTTAGATAGTATTATCCCGCCCTACAATAGTTAGTTTGTACAGTATACTGTAACAGAGTGAGTAAGGCTCTAAAAAGACTTACGAACTATTTTACTCTCTATATATACTTAATCCGTTCAAACAGGTCAAACGAACATATTTAGACAAACTATTTTTATAGCCCTGTTATATCAAGGGTTTCTAACTGCGTCACTATACTGACAGAAAGTTTTTGGTAGAGATACAATACATAAAGACAACACAAGTTAAACAAGTAGGGGTCAAACTGTTACAGACAAAGACATACAAGCAGAACCAGTACATACAGTGGGTGCTGTCTGTTATGTTCTACTCTGCCCCTTAGTCAGGGGGAGCAGTATGTTCTACGGTTGCCTAACTAAATGTTAATACTTGAAGACTGCGTGCATAGTCTGTTGGCTCTGACATGGCATTCCCCTCTTGTCTAGCAAAAGACGCTAGACAATTCACTCCTGCCATGTGGTCTGATATTTAAGGATTTAAAATCTAAATCCCGTTAGTTCGTTCTAAGGAGTAAGTCATGTTTCGTGTTCTAGTTACAGGTTCTCGTGATTGGTCAGATGCTCAAGTTGTTGAGTTACTGATGCAGGATATCAAGCGCAATGCAGGAGAAGATGTTGTGCTAGTTTCAGGCAACTGCCCAAGTGGGGCAGATAAGATAGCAGAAGATATTGCTATCAAGTTTGGGTGGACATTAGAACTCCATCCAGCGCAGTGGAAAGAGCATGGCAAGCGTGCAGGGTTTGTGCGTAATGCTGAGATGGTAGAACTAGGTGCAGATATATGCCTAGCATTCATCAAGGATGAATCCGCAGGTGCTACCAACACCGTAACTAAGGCGAGAATCGCCAAGATTCCAACGGTAATCAAGAAGGAAGTATCACCCGTTAAAACCACCCCAGATTGGGTACTGGCTCTAGCAAACGCTTAAGTGGCTTCTGTGGTAGAGGTGGGTTCGCTCACCTCTACTGCGGTGGTACCTTAAGGTATCAAGAAAAGAAAGGAAGTGCACCATGAAAGTTCTCAATAAGCGTGATAGCAGCACAACTGCAGGTGTATACATCGGCAGAGGCAGTGCGTGGGGTAATCCCTACAAGATTGGAGTAACGGGTTATACCCGTTCAGAAGTTATAGATGAGTATAGAATATATGCTCAGAACAGGTTGATGCATGAACCTAATTGGCTAATGCCACTAGTAGGTAAAGATTTAGTGTGCTACTGCGCACCCCTAGCATGTCATGGTGATGTGCTGTTAGAGATGATAGGAGAATAAAATGATAGATAGTCTGAAAGGTACCTACCTCAGTAACTTCTATGAAGTTCCTGTTAAGTACGAAGGTTTAACCTATAGGAACGCAGAGTCTGCCTTCCAAGCCAGTAAGTGTGCCAATAAAGAGGAACGCAACTGGTTCATAGATACCCCTGCCCATATAGCCAAGGCTAAGGGCAGGAAGGTAAAGATGAGACCAGACTGGAATGAGGTAAGACTATCCGTGATGTGGGATATTCTTCAAGCCAAGTTTGCTCAGAATTATGGACTGCTTACCATGCTTATAGAGACAGGCAATCAAGAGATAGTTGAAGGTAATACCTGGAACGATAAGTTTTGGGGAGTATGTAATGGAGAAGGCATGAACCACCTTGGTATAATGCTAATGGCAATAAGAGAGGAAGCAAAATGCTAGATACAATCATGGAGATAGAGTCTATAGTCAAGGCTGTAGAATCTAAACTAATCAGCCGTTCGACTGCGAACGGGCTGATTAGAAATGTGTTAGCAGGTATACCACCACACCCAGCAACAGAGGAAGGCATCAACTCATGAGCCGTCAACCAACTCAAGCAGAAATTAGGGAGACAAACCCTAACATGACCAAACAATGCGATAAATGTGACATAACAATAAAGGCTAACGCAGACTACGGTACCTTTGAAAACATGCTCTGGATTACCATGTCTGGCGGATATGGTGAATATGTAGATTCAGTTGGTATTGAAAAAGAACAATTAGATTTTGCCCTATGCCACGAATGCGCTCATAAACTCATGACACAATTCTTTGGACAATGGGTAACAAGTAACTGGCACCCACGCACCAAAGATAAGTACTGCGATGGATGGAGAATAACAGAATGACAGAAGAACAGTACAAAGCAATACTACGCCGAGCCATGTCCGATGACGGACTAATGGCTCGGATAATGTCAGAAGCACCAGGCACAAACATAGGAGAGGATTAAAATGAGTGAATACGCACAATCTCAGGGCATATCAGTAACCAACACATGCTATGACTGCGCCCTAGTCAGTGAGTATAGTCCTGAATACAGGTGCATACCCTGCGTTGAGGACAAAGAAGGTAGAGATGATGCAATAGCCTACGAGATAGTAGACGAAGGCAACATGCAATACAAAAATCAATGGT